GGATTATGCAAGCTATGCAAAAGGTCTTCGACGATATTGACCTTGGCGTAGTTCGAGTGTTCGATTAATGGGAGGAGATGTTGACCTTGCATGGGAGGTATTAAAACCTCTCATAATTGGTGGTGTCAGTGCTGGTGTGTTTTTAGCAGTAGTATTTGGCGCAATAAAAATTGGATGGAAGTACGCACCTTGGATAGTTGTTGGTGCATTGTTAATATGGTTTTTTGGATAGGAGTAAGTTATGATTACGCCTGAAACACTCGAAGTTGGTAAAGGATATGAATGCACCTTTACAGTAAAAAATATTCCACTAGATACGTTTGGTCGTCCGGGTGGTATGTATAGTTTGGCAGATATTCCAGTTGAGAAAATTGGAGATTACACAAGCACTGGAGCCATTATTGCTCGTGATTTGAACACCAAACTTATGGAAGTCGAAGATTTCAAAGTAGACGGTAAACCCAAAACTTATGTTGTTAAGTTTGAAAATATAGGAAATATAAATGAAGTATGATGATAGACATGGAGGTCCATATGACCGAGGCGGAGCAGATAGCTACTACCGAAGAGGATTTAAACCTCATTATTATTCTGGAGCAAGTATGCAATCAGAGGAGATTCCTGAAGCACTAATGACAACTGTTGAAGTTGATGCATATCGTGCAGGATACAACGACAATGAAGAGCTAGGCGATTTTAAGGATTGGGGATAAATGGATGGACTTTTAAATATTGCAAGGAACTACGTTTTGGTTAAAGACGTAAGCGATATAATAGACTTTGATGTTGTTACTAAGGACATCGAAAAAGTGAAAATGAGTAAAAATATTAAAAATAGCATTACAGAAACTAAAAATATGTGTGCTCAACCAGAATTTAAAGAATTAGGTAGAGTACTCAAAGATCAATCTGTCGCTTTCTTAAGAAATTTTTATATGCAAGACCCAGCAATATCATTTGAAGATTTGCAAGTTTCGGAAAGTTGGGCAAACGTATCTCTCAAAGGAGAAGAGCATCATATTCATGAACACCCTTTCAGTATTGTAAGTGGTGTATTGTTTTTGGATGATACTCCGGATAATTTAAATTTAACATTTGAAACACATCCGTTACAAATTCCTTTTTGGAAAGAAAGCGATAAAGCATATATTAGTCTAAGAAACTTAACAGGTGGTGAAGATAACTTGTATCGACATTTGGTATTGTTTATAAGCAGTGTTGGACATTTTGTATCACCTGTTGAACATGATATACCTAGACGTAGTATTGCATTTAATACTTTTTGGAAAGGTAAAGTGGGTAAACAATTCATTGAAGTTCCAGAATTAGATGAAGATCGAACTTCAATTGGATTTAGATAATAAAAAAGGTTGACATCATACAACTTATGATGTTATACTGTTTTTATTGCTTAGGGATAAACTCTAAGCACAACTTAACTGGAGGCAATAATGGCTTTTACAACAATTAAAACTAACCAGAAGACTTTCTTAGAAACCTATCTTAGAGGTACTGGTAAAACTTTGACTGCGAAAGACGCAAATGCAAGGTTTGGCATTCAGCAACTTCCTGCTAGAATGAGCGAAATGAAATCAGCTGGACTTAACGTCAAGACTGATGTAGCTACTACAGGTGCAACACGATATAGCATTACTGCTCGTGACGTAAATGGTAGCAGAGCAAAGATGTTTGCTTAATAACAAATATCCCCCCACAAAATAGGACCTTCGGGTCCTATTTTTTTGACTATTTTATTAACTACTAGGTTAACTACTATAACCACCCGGATATATAGTGGTCCTGGTAAATACTACTAGCAAATACTTTATGAGGAGAATAACTATGGCAGTATTAGTATCACCTGGTGTAAATGTATCAGTAGTAGATGAAAGTGCATACGGAGCCCCAGGCGCCGGTACAGTTCCACTATTAATGATTGCAACACGTCAGGATAAAACAGATCCTACAGGAAGTGAAGCTGATGGTATTGCAAAATTTTCAAAAAGTGCTCAAGCTGGTAATGTAGTAAAAGTTACTAGTCAAAGAGAATTAACACAATTTTTTGGAAATCCAACATTTACCACAAGCGGAACTAGTGTAGTACAAGGAAGTGAGACCAGCGAATACGGTCTTATGGCGGCATACAGTTACCTAGGACAAGGTAATCAAGCATTTTGTGTTAGAGCAGATCTAAACTTAGGTCAACTTGAAGCAAACCCATTGACAGGAACAAGTGTTCCTACAAGTCCATATACAACATCAGGCGGACTTTGGTTGGACTTAGATGCAAGTAAATTTGGTATTCACGAGTGGAGTGCAACAAATAATTCATGGGAAAACAAAATCCCAACAGTAGAAATTAACGCAACAGGCACACAATCAGAAGTAGACGGTGATACAGGTCATACGCCTACTACAGCCGCAAGTGCCGCAACTAATGACACATATTTGGTTGTAGTACATGTTGACAACGAAATTTCAACTACTACTGACAGACAACTGAGTATCCAATATTTCCATGGTGCAGGTGGTGCATGGGAATTGATTGATAATTCATTAGCCGCAGGTACTGCAACATATGATGAACATTACAGTGCGCCGAGCACACCAGCCGCTGGCGATATTTGGATTAAAACAACTAGACCCGGTAATGGATTGAGTTTATCGTTTTTTGAATATGGAACTTCAGCTTTTGGTGTAAAAACAGTACAAGGCGTAAGTTCAACTCAAGTAGATGGTGCTGGTGCAATCACTGACTTTGTTCCACAAGATGGTTCAAGTGCTACTGCATTAACAACTGGCACAGCCGTACTAGGTAACTTGTTGCTAGACCAACAAGCTAATACACGCGGTACAATAATTGTTAGAGAAGTAGGTGCTGGCGGTACAGTAGTTGCATTACCTTCAGGTGATATACTTGCACAAAACGATACTCCTACTGCAACAGCATCTAACGGACAGTATTGGTTTGATAACACAATTAACAGTTTGGATGTTTATGTTGTCGACAGTGGTTATAAAACAGTTACACCAACATATTCAACAACTGCTCCAACAGGCGCAAGTGCTGGTGATGTTTGGGTAGATACAACATTAGCGGCAGAGAATCAAGCTAATGAAAGAGCATATCCGAAACTTTATCAAAGAAATGCAGGAAACACTGCATGGGTATTACATGATAATTCAGATCAAACTACATCAAATGGTGTATTGTTTGCTGATATTACAGATACAGCCGCAGATGCAACAAATGGTGGTAAAGCAACTACAATTACTGGAGCACCTGCTAGCGGAGTTTATCCAGCAGGTATGTTAGTTGTTAACATGGCACAAAGTAAAAACACTGTTAGAGTATACAATAGTACAGCAGGTGCTTGGAGAAATGGTGCCGCAAATCATGCAGACGGTAGTGGTTCATTTGGCAGATATGCACAACGTAAAGTAATTGCAACTGCAATGCAAGCGGCTATTGCTGGTACAGATCTCAGAGATCCACAGTACAAGTATAGCTTAATTGCTTCACCAAACTATCCAGAACTAGTTGACGAAATGGTCACACTAAACAGTGATAGAGGTGAGACAGCATTTATTGTTATTGATACTCCAATGCGTAAGAATCCAACAGATGTGGTTACTTGGGTAAACAATAGTAACAGTGCAAGTGAAAATGGCGAAGATGGACTAGTAACTAAAAACACATATAGTGCAGTATACTATCCAGCAGGACAAACAACTGAACCTGCAGGCGGTGCAACTGTAACTGTTCCTCCAAGTCATATGGCACTATACACTATTGCATACAATGACAATATTAGTTTCCAATGGTTTGCTCCAGCAGGAACTACAAGAGGTGTTGTACAAAACGCAAGTGCAGTTGGACATATTACAACTGAAGGCGAATTTAAAGCAATTAGCCTTACACAAGGACAGCGTGATGCAATGTACACAGCAAAGCTAAATCCAATCACAACATTTCCTGGACAAGGTACAGTAGTATTTGGACAGAAAACACTACATGCTAATACTAGTAGTTTGGATAGAGTTAATGTTGCACGTTTGGTTGCTTATCTCAGAGAAAGATTTGATGAGATTGCTCGTCCGTTCTTGTTTGAAATCAACGATGCACAAACTAGAGCTAGAGCAAAAGTTGTATTTGAAAGATTCCTTGCAGACATTCTAAGTAGACGAGGACTTAACGACTTTGCAGTAGTATGTGATGATACAAATAATACTCCAGCGAGAATTGATCGTAATGAGTTTTATGTAGATGTTGCTATTGAACCAGCAAAAGCGGCAGAATTTATCTATGTTCCGATTAGATTGGTAAACACAGGTACATTATCAAGCACAAACTAATAAAAATTAACTGAATACTTAATGGACGGCTTCGGCTGTCCATTTTTTTTGACGTTTTTTAATAAATACTAACAGCCGGTATAACGAGGAGATTCATATGGCAGTTATTACAACATTAGGGGTTCCAGACAATTCAGGGAACACAACAACAATTATGCCCAAGCTACAATATCGCTTTAGAGTGACATTTGTAGGTGAGGGATTTAGTGCTACTCCTACTAGAAGCGTTATTAGTACAACTAGACCAAGTCTTACACATGATGAGATTCCACTAGATTCTTACAACTCAAGAATTTATCTAGCAGGTAAACATATGTGGGAAGCAGTTAGTATTGTACTCAGAGATGACGTTGATAGTGTAGTACTCAGAGAATTAAACGCACAACTTAATAGACAAGTAGATCATGCTAATCAAAGTTCACCTAGATCAGGCAGTGCTTATAAGTTTCAAATGATAATGGAAACATTAGACGGTGCTAGCCCAACACCAGGTGTATTAGATAAATTTGAATTAGCAGGTTGTTACATTGCAAATATCAGCTATGGCGACATGGCATATGCGAGCAGTGAACAAGTACAAGTAACAGTAGGTATTAGATACGACAACGCAGAAATTTTTGACGCCGCAGGTAATGCAACGCTAACTGGCGCTGATTTAGATCAGACACTTAGTAACGCAACTGGTGGCGGAACAGTAGCTTAAGGTAGCAAAGTATGGGATTAACTAGTAATACCGGCCCATACAATGCCGCCGCTGAGCATTTTGGAGCAGATGACCCAGTTATGGTCAAAACTCCACGTCAACTGTATAATTTTGAAATACAATTTCTACTTAATGAAAATGTAGCTATAGAGGATGCTAGCTTTAGAAGAAACTTTGTTTTTAATAGAGTTAGCAGTGTCACTATGCCTGACTTTGATTATGGCATACAACCTGTCAATCAATACAACAGAATGAGATATGTTCCTACTAGGATGACTCCTGGACCTGCTAACGTAGTTTTTTATGATACAAAAGACAATCAATTTCAGTCAATGATGAAAGCATATGCGGCCCATTATTATCAAGGACATAATATGGATAGTAAAAACTTCAATGGGTATTCATTACTTGATGAAGACTTTGCTAGTGGAACAGCTCGTCAATTTGGTGCTAAAACAATTACATCAAATTCTAGATTTTTCTTTGAAGAAATTAGAATACACAATAAAGATACGGCTCAAGGCGGAAGAACAACTGTGTTGTTCAACTGTATGATAAACTCAGTACAACACTCTACATTTGATTATTCTCAAAGTTCTTCATCTACATATAATGTTAGTTTCCAAGCTGAACATGTTAATATTGAAGTACTAAATTCAGAGTTAGTGAATGGAACACAAGCCCAAAGACAAATGTTAGAAAGTACAGTAGCACCTACAGTAGCTAATAGGCCGATACCACAACCTGAATCATTAGGACTTAGACCATTTGAAGGAACTCTCAGAACTGGTGAAAGTTTAAGAAATATTAACGGTGATACTTTTATTGTTCCTTCAGAGAACGATACAGGAGACGTTATAATAGGTCAAATATTTGAAGATTCAGAGTAGTAATAAATACTACTAGAATGGCAAATAATTTTCAACAAGGCATATACGAAGTTCAAAATCCCCGTAAGTATGTGGGTAAACATCGCCCAAAATACCGTAGTGGTTGGGAATTAAAATTTATGCGTTTATTAGATAGTCACCCTAATTTACTAGCATGGGCTAGTGAAGCACACAGAATACCT